CGTGAATTTCAATGACAAGGGCGAAGTGGTTTGCTTTTGTTCCCACGAGGAATATTTGCGCGGAGCCTGTACGTGCAAATTTACAGACGACTGCCCCGATGCTGTAATCAGCATTGATGTGATACCGGGATCTCGTCCCTCCGAGATGGGACCCCGGAAGGTTAAGAAGATGTTAAAGGGAGTAGTTAAAGAAACTAACAAGCTCAAGGAAGGTCTGGCCCAACTAGAGAAGGCCATCAAAGGTAAAAGATTTAGATTATAGAAAGGGGATAACATGCTTATTGTAGGCTTTGGTTGCACCGCCCAGGTGGGCAAGGATACCGCAGCGGAATACCTCGAAAAACTTTATCCAGGTAAGGTTAAGAGGGTAGCGTTCGCGGACAAGTTGAAGAACGTGGCAATGGAACTTTTTGGATTAAGCTGGGACCAGTGCTATGGTTCCCAGGAAATTAAGGAAGCAATAGACTCCCGCTATGGAATGACTCCGAGAGAAATTATGCAGGGCATCGGCGAGCAGATGCGTCAGGTACACCCTGAAATCTGGGTAGATACTGTGTTCAATGTAACTATCCCTCAGTTCGCTGAGCAGGGATATGATTGCTTTATCATCTCGGATGTGCGTTACCCCAATGAGGGAGACAAGATACATGAGGAAGGTGGTGTAGTAGTTAAGGTTACCCGTAAGGGTAGCGGCGTTACCGTGGGGGCTTCCCACTCTAGCGAAACTGCTATGCGGGATTACCAAGCTTTCGATTACCTTCTTGAAAATGACAGTAGTTTTGGTGCGTTTTTCGAAAAACTAGAGCTGTTAATGGAGGATATCGGGTATGGTAGAGAGGAGAGAAAAGACAACCACGGAGGGTAGAGGCTTAGGCCACTCGTGGGCTGATGATAACGTAGTCCGCGGAGACCCGGATGTTGATTTCATTAAGAGACGACTGAAATTTCCTTTTGGTGATGATCCCCGTGGAAGAGAGATAGATTTTTCGGACACCACTGGTAAAGAGGCGTACGGTTCTACTCGGAATCAAGTCTTCCGAGCTTATAGAGGTAAGCCTCCTATTGAGGGTCAGATCGTTGGGGATCCTCAGAAGAAGGGTAAGATTGCCCAGAAAGTTAGGTCGCTACGGGCAGAGCTTCCGTCTAAATCCACTGCAGACATTACGAACGCAGCTTTGCAGGCCGGGCAGGTCGCTACTTTGTTAGCTACTAACTTCCAGGCTTTGTACCCTTCCCCAACAATTTCATCGCCTGCTCCAGGTGCTACGTTTTCTCCGGGAGATGAGATCACGGTGGTGGCTCCCACCACCGACCTAATGAACATACATTCCGCAACATTGGAGATTGATGGCCAAGCAGTGGATCGACGAGTTCTTGATCGTCGCGACCAAGCTTCCACACTTTCGTTTGACTTCCGTTTTATCTACAGGGTTCCGGATGACCGGCCATTAGGAGCAATGGCTATTACGGTTCGTGCGTTTAACATGAACACCTCCAACAGAGCCATCATCGGAGATGACTCATTGGACACTACTGATATCCAGGGAGCTATTCCCACCTTAAAGACCGTGGAAGGTTCCGCAACCTCATCCTCGTCTTACCAGAAGCAATTTGATGAGACAGGTTACCTCAGATCCCCAGAAGGGGTTGTGAGTATTACCGTAAATATTGTGTAAGGACAAAAATGGTTAAAAACAAAAGACCTAGGACCACTGTAAATGTGGAAGCAGTTAAGAAGGATGTAGCCAAGCTGGCTAAGGATTCAATTAAGCAGAACCCCACGGGACATGGGGAGTTAGCTCCTGGTTCTGTGCAGCGGCAGTCTCCCTTAGAACAGGAGATGGGATCTCGTAAGTACAAAGAGATGATCCATGACCATAATGATAAGAACAAGCATATCTTAGATCGTCTTCCTTTTACCTTTCCCAAAAAGAGTGTGGTACGTTCTCATAGATCCGATGTACCACTAGAATGTTCTGAGTGTGGCTACGAGAGCTATGGTTCAGAGTACACGTATCTAAAGGTCTGCGGAGGGTGTAGTAAGTCCTGCAAGGTTATTAACCCTGAGGCAATAAAAAGGGGAGATAGGGACTTTACTCCCGGAATGTTTGCTACCGCCTCGGACATTTTAAGGATGAAAGAGGAACGCGAGCAGGGAAAGAAAAAGGGCCAATAGGCTTGCTAAAATCGGAAAAACCTGTTATAATTGAATTAGATTCAGGGGAGAGACACCATGTCTGATAATAAGCAATGGCACTCTTGGGTGATTAAACGGAACCGTTTGAACAACGTCGTTGAGTACATCAAGGAAAAGTGCCCAGAGATCGACAAATTTTTCTATCCATTCATTAAAAAAGAGTACCAAACCAAGAAAGGTACTACCAGGATCAAGGATATGCCCCTTTACGAGGGATATCTTTTTTTGAGATACCACGATCATCCTCAAGTATTTCACAAACTTAGCCGCTTTCCTCAAGTAACTACCTACTGCGGACCTGTTTCGAAGCGTGAGATTAATCTCATGGAAGAAGCCCAAGGGAAGTTAATCACTGAATTGAAGTCTAGTAAGTATAAGACAGGCGATAAAGTGATTCTGAAGGAAGGACCCTTCAAAGGTTACGAAGCCCTAGTATCCTCAACCAAGGGAGATGTCGTAAGGGTGCGACTTGACGCGACAATTCTCGGGATTTCAGGCCACGAGGTGGTCTATCCCGAGGACCAATTGGAGCGTAAGACCGAACTACAGTACACCGAAGTACAAGACATCTAATGGGATATGAAATGTCTGAGACCAGAGGAAGAAAACCCGGGTTTAAGCACTCGCAGGAAACGAAAGATAAGATGCGAGCGGCTAAGCGCGGCACAAATCGTCCCCAAGAGACCAAGAATAAGATCTCTGCTACGAAGAAAGGCCAGTCATTCTCCGAGGAACACTGCGACAACCTCTCTACAACCAAAGCTATGTATTATTTGGATGAGAAATGTGTCCAGAGATTCGAGGACTTGAAGGCTAACTACCCAGAACAAGAGGACTTTTTTCTTGATCACCAGGATGAGCTGCTTTTCGCTATGCGGGATATCCGCACAGAGAAAGAGCTGACCGATATTCGTAGGTACGTGGAGACCGCGGCCCTTAGGACCGACGAGCCGTACCAATACTCCAGTAGCTCTTGTTACGCTGCTGAAGATGCAATGATAGCACTGTTGGATTTCAAACGATTACTACAAACCTACCATTAAAGTACCACTGTTTTAATTAACTTGTTGCCTTCTTTACAGGGGGACTGCGAGCTGCAGTTGTCCCCTTTTTATGGTACTGGTACGGAAAGAGGACTATAGATGCCTGATGAGAAGACACCTGACATAGATAAGGATGAGCTTAAGCAGAAGGTAGAAGAGGATCCTAAGTCCAAAAAATGGAATAATGCCAATAGTCGTCGAAATCTCAAGCAGTACCAGACGGCCATTGTACCAGAAATTTTAGAAGACGAAGACGGCTCCGACGAAGACGACGTTGCAGCTATTGTAGTTGGACGTAAACTCAGTGCCGACCTCGTACGCAAGTTAATGCCCCAGCGGGGAGTACTCACAGCCGCAGAAAAGAAGCGGTATGTAGGGGTAGTACAACAGTTTTTAACAGACTTCAAGAATGAAGAACCCACAGCACAGGATATCGATGATATCTTTGAAATAGCGGAAGCCGACATTATGAAGACCCGGTTGCTTAAGGCCGCAAAAGACAGCCCGGATGCCATCGTTAATATCAATCAGGCACTAGAAAGAATTCATAAACGTAAGCAGACTGCCAAGGAGAACCTATCAAGTCGTCGAGTAGATCGTAAAGACGCCAGGGCTTCGCAGGACATCAACATCGTAGATCTTGTAGTCCGATATGATTTGGAACAAAAGAGACGAGATGAAGAACGAGTTGCTGACCTGCTTGCAGAAGAAGAAATTGCACAACGGAAATTAGAAGAGGTTCTGGAAAAGGACGGGTAATCACCCTTGCAAACACTGTTGGATGATCCAGACTTTTCATTACAATCAGAAGAACTCTTAGAGTTCTACAGACAATATCCTGAAATCGCAGCAGACGACCTTTTGAACGTTAAGTTAAGCGGGATTCAAAAGGTAGTCTTGAGGTCTATGTGGTTTCGGGACTATGTTATGGCCATCATGTGTCGTGGTTCCGGTAAGACTTTCATTAACGCCGTGTTTGCCTGCCTGAAAGCAATGCTGTACCCAGGCCACAGGGTGGGGCTCTTAGCCCCTACCTTTCGTCAGAGCAAGTTCATGTTTGAAGAGTGTGTAAAGCTTTATCAACGCTCCCCGATTATGCGAGATGCCTGTGAACGTAGGCCTACTACCCAATCCGACAATTGTTATATCAAATTCAAGGCGGTAGGTATCAAAAACCCCTCCATGATTCAAGCCATCCCACTCGGTGATGGTACTAAGATCAGAGGTTCGCGTTTTTACACCATCCTCTGTGACGAGTTTCCCCACATTCCAGAAGAAATCTTCAATATGGTCATTCGTCCTATGGCAGCCACGGTGGCTGATCCAATGGAGAATGTCGAAAAGGTCCAGCGCCAGAAGGAACTGTTAGAGAAAGGTTTAATCACCCAAGCTGAGATCGACGAAGACACTGTTACTAATCAAATCATTATCACCTCATCTGGTTATTTCACGTTTAACCACATGTACAAGTTGTATCAAGCTTACAGGGCAGAAGTGAAGAGCGGTAATACAAAGTATGCTGTGTATCGCGTTCCTTATTGGCTCCTACCTGACGGTTTCCTAGATAAGCAAGCGGTCGAAGCCGCGAAGAGAGAAATGTCTAGCCTTGAGTTTCGAATGGAGTATGAGGCTGCCTTTATTCCAGATACAGATGCCTTCTACCGAGCTTCACTATTAGAGTCCTGTTCTAAGACTAGTTTCACAACTCAGGTTGTGGGAGAGGCCGGAAAATCTTATTGTTTAGGTATAGACCCCGCTCGTACAGAAGACTCTTTTGCTATAGCCGTTGCAGAAATGGGAACCCCTGCCAAGATAGTGCATGCCATGGAATTGCAGGGAGAATCTTTTGTACATGCTGCCCAGATCGTGGACGAGCTGTGCGATGCCTTCAATGTACAATCAATATACATGGACGCCGGCGGTGGTGGATTAGCTATCAAGGATATTCTAGCAGAAAATCCTCGAGGCCACCGCGCAGGCCCAATTTTGGATCCAGACGATGAGCTGCACCAGTTGAAATCAGGTAGGCACATTCTTACTATGTGTAATTTTGGAACTGATTTTATCTCTGAGTCTAATTTTGCAGCCCTGCGTTTGTTAGAGCACCGAGATTTGTTATTTCCGGTTGTTCCTACCTCGGATAACCCTACCCCAGCGGCGGAAGAATCTTGGGAGGTTATCCAAGCTATGAAGAATCAGATGCTGATGATTGAACTCTCCGAGACTCCAACGGGGAAACATCATTTTGATGTACCCAAGGGAGAGGGCCACGCCAAGCAGAAGAAGGACTTGTATACTGCCTTCATGCTGGTGGCCAGGTGCCTCTACGACCATCTGTGGGCAGAGATTATGCCCGAACAGACTATGCATCACGGAGGGGTGGTGCAGGACAGGTCCTCGAGCCCCAGGCTATTTTCAGATGGACTTCCCATTACTGGGGATGTTCCAGAAGTGTTGCGAGATAAGTTAGAGATAGCCCAAGATCCTGAAGGATATAAGCAGCGGATGTTGGCACGGACCTTTAAGGGTAGAAAAGTTGTAACCAGTTCTGCGGCGGTGTTAAAACCGAAGCCCAAGAAATCAGGTTCTCGGGTGGGTGGAAGAAACAAGCCGGTTACTGAAAGATAGGAGAGACTAGATGTCGGACGAAGTAAAGGACAGTATTAATGAGAATTTGGAAAACTCCAAAGTTCTCTCCCACAAGGAAGTTAGAGAAGGTGTTCACGAAATGGAAATCGATGTCGGGCCTGAGGGAAGGCCGGCCGTCGAGTTGGCTTATCTAGACCCCCAGAAGACTGGTACACCGAGCCCTCTGAAGTACCACGAGGGCGGTAGAACAATCACTCGAGACTTTATTAGACGAGTAGACCTCGACCTTCTTACTGGACAGCCTGAAGTTTTCAGGGCACAGCCTCAGAAGGTTTATGAGCGTGCCATCAACTTTTACAAGTCGAAAGGGCCTTACGGCACTTGGGTAGATACCCTTTCTAACTTTGCTGCCAAAGGCTTCAAGAATGATATTGATGACGAGGATATCAAACTCTTTTATGATACCTGGACGTCGGAAATTGCTTTTGAAGAGACCGTGGAGAAGATTTTCTTTGACTTCTTTAGGGTCGGGTTGGTACGTACCTTCAAGATTGTGGGTAAGTTTGATCCTAAATTGAAGCCAGAACATTTTGATGGGGCTGTAAGAAAGAAGACGCAGGCCAATCGTTTCGAAACCACTGCAGATATGAAGAAGCTAATGGCGCATAGAGACGTCGCCGCCGCCAAGAAAATTTGGTCCAAGTCTTTTGTTCCTCTTAAGTACACTATTCTCAATCCCATGTTGGTGGAGATTAAGGGGTCTCTCCTCTTTGATCAAACCGAAACATTCCTGAAGCCCGAAGCTTTCAAGGAACTAGCTGATCTTCTCAAGAACCCGGCCAAGGCTACCCCAGAACAGAAGAAGTTTCTGTCTAGCTTGCCCCGAGAACTGAAGGATGCTATCAAGAAGAATAAGCCTGTGAAGCTCCCACCGGAGTTAGTAGGTAAGTGTGACTATCGTAGAATGGATTATGAGCGTTACCCTTTGCCCAAGGCAGGGAGAATGATAGACGATATGCACTACAAGGACAAGTTGAAGGAAGCTGATTATTCTACCTTGGATGGTATTACTAACTACATTCTCAAGATCACCATTGGTAACGACGAGCACCCGGTAACTTCTCAAGGCGAGTTAGAGACTATAGCCCGATTGTTTGATACCGCGAGTAAGAGTTTTGATATTGTTTGGAACCACACTCTCCAGATTGAAAAGATTACCTTCCCGGAGATTAGTACGATTCTAGGTAAAGACAAGTTTACTCAGGTTAATGATGATCTCAGCCAGGCCATGGGTGTAACCCGGGCTCTGGTAGATGGTCAGATGACAGGAAACGCTAAGGCGATTGAGGCCGGACTTAAAGGCTTTTCTGAAGAAATAAATTATGCCCGGCGCTGCGTAAAGCGTTGGATTGATCATGAGTATGAGGAAGTGGCTTTGGCCATGGGATTTACTCGTTACCCGCAGGTTCGCTTCGATGAAAACGCCCTCAAGGACGAGGTTATGATGATGAGCGTTATTCAGGGCATGATCGACCGCCGCATTCTGTCCTACGAGACCGGTATCGAGAAGCTTGGCTTCGACTTTAGTAACGAGCTTAACAACTTCGTCCAGGAGAAGCCGATGGTACAAGACGGTACTCTTGGTATTATCGGTTCACCGTACAATCCGAAGGCACTCCCTGCAGAGGGCCCGGTGGTTACTAAGGACATGACTCCTAGCGGTAAGCCTGTTACGGTTACTGAGAAGGATCTTAAGGATTTGACGAAGAACATGACTGAACAATTACAGCAGCTTAAGAAGCAGATTCAGGATGTTCAGAGAACACCGACGGGTACCCCTAGTGAGGGTCGCCCCCGTAAGGGTGGTGGCAAGACTCCTCGGAAACAAACGAAACCTAATACAAAGCCACGCAAGCCCTAACTCAGGTTAGGAATAAGCTACGTTAAGGAGGATAGAAATCCAATGTCAGAAAAAAGCGTAGACAAGAACGCTAATACAGCCTCTTTCTTAGAGGATATAAGGGAGTTTTCCCTGACTGTAGGCGAAGATTGTCCAGAAGGGCATCGCAAGGACCCCACAAGCGGCCGTTGCTTGCCGATGGGAAGTATTGACCACACAGCAGAAACTAGAAGCAAGAATGTCGACTATGGTCCAGAATGGAGAGGCGAAGTTGATAAGGGTAATACCACTCCCATGATTAATATCTCCCGCGCAAGCGAAGTCGCCATTGATGCAGACGATATGGATGAGCCAGAGAGTTGTTCCGACGGAACAACTTTTTCTTTTGTGCAGAGAAAGTGTATCTCTCTAGAAGAAGCAGAGCAGGAAGATGCAGAAGAATTTGCTAGAGACGCAGATGAAAATGAGATTATAGAAGAAGCCAAGAATGGTCACGAAGAAGTTATTGCTTTGGACCCAGAGGGACGAAAGGATACTGTGAATTTTGAGTGCCCCACCGACCAGTTCTTTGATCGTAAGTTGAGACTGTGCATTCCTCTAAACAAAGATACCGTTCTGGCATCCGAAGATTTTGATGACGAGTTCAAGAAGGCCGTGGCTAACTTCGCTAAGCTCGCAATGACTTCCTCAGACCCCTTGGATGGGCATAAGCATGTGGTAACTCTAGACATGGACGGTAACGGGGTTACTTCCGTCGGTGGACACCCCATGCACAGCCACACTGTGAAGAAG